CTGGAATCTCGAGATTATCTCTCATCTGTTGAGTACTTGCCACCGGCAAGTATTCGACTATCCAACTGAAGGGGTTATCAACCTCTTTCAGCGGAATTGGGGATCCCCTATACATAAGTATAGGGGTCCTGAGGGATTGTAAGGCTCTACGAGCCAACTCTCCTTTCGGGGTCTGCGCGTTCGCATAAGCGAACTTGCAAGCCTTTTTGATGGTTTCAGGTGTATACTTGAACGACTTTTCAAAGTCGTGGGAAAGTCCCAACCCTCCTAGATGACGCGGAACAAATAATATTGGTTTCACGTCCCCGTACTCACGCATGTTTTCGACGAAAAGCGCGAGTGCTTTAGAGCGTTTGCTTTCGGGTCCGGAGTACCACTCCAGTTCCCTTGCAAGTGCATGACCCTTCCCGAAAATCGGGTTGGTGTCGTCATCACCAGTGCGAGGTTTCGTTTCTGGTGATAGGAGTCTCATCGGGATTATATCCTGGTAGAGACAGGTGGCCATGTCATCCGTGTTTAAGTATCCCCCTAAAAAGAGGGCTCTTTCACAGTATTTCCCACCATGGGTGTACACACCCCATTTGTCGTCCGAGGGTTTAACCCTATAACGGACAGCCGATGGCTTGTACCTACGGTTCACTTTAAGTGAGCCTAGGCGTACGATATCATCGCCGGCACACCTCCAAGGGTGACGACGAAGATCAAGTAGTCCGAGCGGGTTTCTCCGCTCTGATGCTGCCACATCCACAGCTTTGCTGATCGTGTGGAGAATTATTTTGGTCCCCGGCAGCCCCATAAGGGCCCCGCGGGCCGATAGATCCTTCGTATTATCAATTTGTACAACAAATTGCTGAAGGATTAGTTCGTGGGCGAAGCGAAAATAATCGCTTACCCCATCCCATGCTTCCCAAAAGGAAGACATGTGTAGTTTTCCGGCTTCATATTCAATGAAGTCCGTAGATCTTTCAAGATCTCCTAGTAGGATTCCCTCCCAGAGGTCGGTTCCACGGAACTCTGTACCCCATGCTTGCTTTAAGTCTTTGACTAGCTCCCATGCTTGATTACCGGCGCTTAGCCCCGATGTCAAGGTTGGATCACATTCCAATACGTTGCGCATTACATGTGCATAAGGCTGTAGGTATGTCGTAAGACACGCCATAGACTTGGACGGGATCCGGGCTTTACCGCCCGGCTCTCCCATCGACGTCAGTAACGTCGTGAACATTTTCCCTGTAGGGCGTCCATTTTGTTCAATGTACTCGTCTTGAACGAGCATAACATAGCAATATGTATGGAGCAGAACAGCAAGCCTGTTCTCTTCCATTCCGACAAGTTCAGGGTGTATCCACCCCGATCTGTCGATTTCCTCCCCAATTTCTGCCTGAG